GAGGTGATAACCAAAATGGATACTTATTCTGGGAAAATACTTTCGGATTCCATTTTAAATCTATTGATAAAATAATTGAGGATGTTAATAATCAAGATTATGATACTGAGACTGATACAACACAAGGTGTAGCAAGGTTATATCGGTATAGTTATGAACCTAAACAAAGTGATGATATAGGAAATGATCATTTAAGAATTAAAACAATAGTATTCCCAGAAGAAACTAACTATCTACGTGGAATGAGAAATGGTGCATGGGCAGTTAATGTAGTTGCTTTAGATCCAATTTCTATTCCAAATTCTGAGGTATCACCAGAGCATAATACTGCAGGACCAACATATGTAACTAATATATCAGATGAGTGGTCTAAGATGTCTCATATTAGAGGTGGATCTAACCCAGTAGAGTCATATGGAACTGCTACTAGGGAAATGGTTTTACATCCAAGAAGAATTAAGTATGTTTTAAAACCTAATAGAATATTTGATCAAATGGGGAAAAGGGAAGATACTAAGGTTTATAATAATGCAGCACCAATGACTGCTTATCAGCATTTAAGAGTGCAGTCACTTAAGAATCTTCAGTTATTAGTAACTGTTCCTGGAAATGTAGATCTATATGCTGGATATGGTGTAGATATCAATATCCCTGCAACAAAACTCAAGGGTGATAAGATGGTGAGAGATAGAAAGTATAGTGGTAGATATGTTATTGGAGGAATTAGACATAAGTATGATGGAAAGAGTATGGATACCGAAATGTTGGTTTACAGAGATTCGATACCACAAAATCCAACCTAATGCTATAATATCTAAATAATTCAGCAGATACACTCTAATTATGACAGAAAAACAACACGATTTAGATCATGAAGTTTATCTTGATCCTAAAGATCACAAAGAGCATATCAATCATGGTATGTTAGAGTATAGTGAGGCAGATCTAAAAGATGTCCATGCAGAGTATGATGAATATCATAAGGATGATAAAGTAGATAAGAATGATGGTAAGATTAATGATTACCATACAAGGCATGAAGATTCACATTTAGAAGTCTATTGTGACAATCATCCTGATGCTTTTGAATGTAGAGTATATGACGAGTGATTTTGAAGAATACCTTTTAGGAAATTATAATAATATAAGACAAGCACAATCAAATCCTACAGAATATGCTCAACTGTGTGTTTCGTGGGAAGAGATTGATGGTGGGTATAGATCTAAGAACTATTATAGAAGAGATGGACCTAATAAACCTTATAGGGAAAGACATCATAGGATTGTAGAGATATCTGATACTGAAGTAATTGTTGAAAATTATGATCTTAAGTGGACAAGATGTGAAAATTGTGATATGATTTTTAAACGAAGTGATAATGGATGGCACGGGAAGCTCCTATCTGAAGATAAGTGTATTGTTAGAGGTGCTAAACTTATTGCTGAGATTCATTTAACTGGAGATGGTCTTAATAGTAGAGACCGAGGTGAAGATACTGAAGGGAATAAAATCTTTGGTGGGAATTCACTATATAAATTTAAACGAGGTAAATGAATGAATTACAGAGAACTCAGAGATAAGATAGGTCTTCTTAAAGAATCTGAATTAGACTCTGAGGTCATGTTGTATGATGATAAATCAGGTCGTTATCATCCTCTTTCTAAATTAATAGTTAATAATATAGATCCTGATTTTCCTCCATTGATTTATATGGAGATGTATCACGATGAGCTCTATAGCAGACCTGCATAAATAAATTTAAACCTTCTTGGACAAATGAGCTTAGCTACAGTTGATGGTATTATTAATGAGCAGAATACATCTTTCGCTGGTAAAGATGGATTCTACTGGTGGATTGGTGAAGTTGAATCTAATGAAGACCCATTAAATTGTAATAGGGTTAAAGTACGCATAATAAATTATTATACTAATCCTCAAGGATCCTCTGTTTCAAATTTACCAACAGACAACCTACCTTGGGCAACAGTATTGCAACATACTTGTCAAGCAGGTAATGACTTGCAAGGGGAATCATCTGGGCAGTTGCAACCTCGTGCAATTGTTATGGGATTCTTCATGGATGGGGAAGCAGCACAAATGCCTGTTGTTATGGGTGTATTGAGAGTCAGAAAGGGTGAAACTGATGAAGAGAAAAAGTATTTGTTGACAGGTGAAAAGATAGAAGAAGGTACTGAAGCTAATGCATCTACTGTTCGTCCAGGTGTAACTGATACTACAGATACCAAAAATCAGGATAAAATAGATAACAATAGTGTTAGATCAACACCAGAACAAGGTGATGGTCCAGGAGGACATGGATCACCTTTTGGTATAGGTAATCATCCTGGTATTAATGGATCGAGTTTTAATACTCAGAAACCTTTCGCACCATCTAAACCTATTCCTACTGCATCAGGTACTGGTGGTCCTATGAAGTTGTTGGATTATAAACTAACGTATTTGTTAGAGGATCTTGCAGCATCTGCTGGTAACTTAGTCAAAGCTGATGATGGTAGTTTTATTGATGTTATTGAGAATAAAGTTGTAACATTAGATAAACTATTAGGAAAGATTAAAAACTTTATGAGTGCTGTGTTTGCTCAGGTTGTTTCAGCTCTTAGACAAGAACTTGATATACTTGTGCAAAAACTTACACAAGTAGCAGTAACTACAACATCATTCCTTGGTATACCAGGTGTAACTTTTGCTGCTATTAAAAGTGCCCTTAGTGCGATATTAAGTGTTATTTGTAGTATTGATAATAAAATTATGGGTTTTATTAACGATCCTATCGGTGCTTTGACTGGTATTATTGATGGTATTGTTGAAGGATTAATTTCTAAGGCAGAAGCAGCTCTTCAAGGTGTCCAAAATGTCATCGATTCAATTATTTGTTCAGTGCAAAATATCCTTGGTCAGGTCTTGGGTATTATTCAGCAAGTAAAATCAATTGCTGATTTGGGTGGCAGGGCAAAAGAAATTATTGAGATGTGGGAAAAGGGTAGTGCCATCTTTACTAAAGGGATGGATGTTGTAGCTAATGGTATTGATGGATTGGTTGGAATATTAACACTATTCCTTAGTTTATTTGATTTTGGTTGTAATCGTGAAGCACATGGTGGTAAAAATGATGTTGGTTGGTATCCTTTCTTTGGCACGACATCTTGTACTCCAGAGGCATTAGCAGAATTACCAATAGGTAGTGGGTATGGTGCTTGTGGTGATGGAAGTAGGACTAATAATAAATCTTCTGGTGGTGGATTTTTAGACTCATTCTTTGAAGAAGCAGATCCATATTTAACAACTGCTAAGAACTTTGTTAATGGTGCTTACAACCTTCAAATGGGTACACCAGGAAGACAAGCAACTATTGTTAAAGATGCATCTGGTAAAACAACTACATCAATTAAACAAAATAATTCTGATACAGCACGATTTAAAGCATTGAAAGAGATTCGGATGCAAAATCCTGATCTTAGTGATGTAGAAATACAACAGAAAGTGGATGCTTATATAACGGCAAATTCATCTTCATCATCAGACCAAGAAGCAAACTTTGTTGCTGACCACACTTCATATCCAAGTAATCATACTCAAGAAGTGCATGGCGATGATTGTAAAACTATTGATGGAGATTATTGTAGGACTATAGATGGTGACTATCGTTTAAAGGTTACTGGTGACTGCCATCTTGAAGTTGGTGGTGGATTCTTTATGAATGCACAAGGAGCACCTAAGCAAGTAGATAATAACGGAAGTAATGCGGATAATAGTGATAAGATTCAAAAGCATACAATAGCATTCGGATCCGATTTAGATGTTGCGGTTAATGGTGCTGACTTTAAATTGAATGCCATTGCTACAGAGTTTGGATCAAGAGATATGAAGGTTGCTTGTAGTTCATATGAAAACTTAGGGCAAACTATGACTTTCTCTGGTGGTGAGATAGTAATGAATGCTGGTAATGCAATTACAATGAATACCAAAACATTAACACAGGCAATTAATATTACTAATCCTATAGGGTTGGGTGGTTATACTTGTACTGTTGCTGGACCTATAACATTCCTTCAAACACCAGCACTGACAGGTGGTTTACCACCATTTACAGCGTCCACACCAGGACCAATGGTCTTCAATGCTGCTGCAGCAGGTATTTCAATGAATGTTGCTGCTGGTGCTTGGGCGGTCAATGTTGCTGCTGGTGCTGCTACAATAAACTGTGCATCGGGTGCGATTTCATTAACTTGTGCAGCAGGTGTAATGACTTTGACTGCTGGTGCTACATGCAAAGTCACTGCAGGAACTATTTTCCTAAACTAGTTGACAGCACCCACATCTTATGTTACACTACGGAGGTAGTTGAGGATGTCTTACTTGGAACACGTTTACATCAATATTTCTACAAGGGAAGTTACCCTTGAATCATCTGAGGGTGATTTAAAAACTGTAGCTTGGAAATGGGATCGAGAAGGATCTGAAGGATTTGCTGAAACAGTGCAAACTATCGAAGCAGTTACTGATCCAGAGCAACGCACTTATCAAATTGCATCAGTTGAATAATGGTTGACATTCAAGAAGTTACACAAAAAGAGGCAGAGAAGAATTTATCTTTTATGTTGTCTATGTGTACTAGAAACCGTACTGTGTGGAGAATTGTGCAAGAAGATGGATCTGTTTCTCTATTGAGTCCTATGATTCAGTCTGGTCCTCCTATAGATGAAGAAGTCATGAGTCAGGTAGAGGAATTCCGAAAAGAATTACTAGTTGACAAGGAGGAATAATTGCTATATAATACACACACAGGGCAAGACGATGCACCTCAAAAGTCACGAAACACCGAGAAAACGAGGCCGCAACAT